AAACCTTTTGGCTCGTTTTAATTTTTTATCCTGGCCCCAATCATCGCTGCAATGGAAAATCAAAATACAATCATTGCCCTCACTCTCATAAAACTCGGTAATTATATTAATTACCGTGTTCATAACCCTACAATCAAATGGCTCTTTTTTATCCTCATTTAAGCGCACTTTTCCTGATGCCGGTGCTTTTTCTTGCCTATTTTATCAAATTAATTTAGTGAATAGCCATAAAAGGTTTAGTAACTGATTGTTTTACAGTAGTTAAAAACCTTTTAACTATTTTTTAATTTAATAGTGTAATGAGTGTACTCATAAATTATATATCTTTATGCTATCAAAATAACACACAACATGTACACATCAATCACCACCACCGCAAATGTTATCAAAGTGCACTCTTACCGCTTAACATCTATCAAGGAGCTGTCTAACGGACTTTTTAGTGTTATGAACCGCCCCTTTGCCAGCTTGGATGATGCAAAAGCCGCCGTTGATGGCACATACAGCTTTCTTTCATCATCAATCAAACGCGCCTAAACCAAATGCGGGCGGTTGCACCACCAGCCGCACGCTATAATTTACCCCAACAATACAGCCATGACAGCGGATAAAGAAATTGAACTACTGGAAAAAATTGTCGCCAACCAGGCGCGGCTAATTGAACTACAGCGCGAAAGCATTGAATTACTTAAGAAAATAAACGCCTGATGCATGCGCAACGCAACCATTTATAAAAACCTAGGGGCCGGGTAAAGTAATCGGCTTTATTGGTAAATGTCAGCAAACAAAGTAGGGAGTAAGCAGCACCACCTGCCTACTCCCTGAAAATTCAAAATAATCACAATGGCAAAAATAAGCAGCTTCCTTCAAATGGTATCACCCCTTTCCGGCGAGAACCCTAATTTTATACCGGACACCGCCCGGAAAAACTGTAATCAAATGGCCTTAGCCGAAAGCAAGCCAGCAAGCTTTTTCAAAAATTATATTGGGCAATACATTTACATATTTTCCAATAATTCAAAACACGGCTTTATTAAGGTCGCCAACGCAGCGCATGCAGAGCAGCTGCACAACCTGCAGGGCGAGACAGGTGCAAAGTTTCTTTCCATGGTTGAAAGGGCAAAGCAGGTGTTAGGCCAAGGCTTTTACCCACGGGATGCCGCGTTTAAGTTTTTTGAAATGACTGGCCACGGCATGAGCAATAGCACCGCCAACGCAATTGAGTCCGGCGATACATTAACCACTAAAACGATCGACCGTTTATCGTGGCAAAAACAGCTTAAGCTTTTACGGGTATATGCTATTAAAAATCAAATCGGTATGCGTGTTGCTTCAATTAAAAGCATAGACGCTGCCAGCGGTAAAATTTGCTTTGGGTACCTGAACCCTGATAAGGCCGCCTACCCAGACTTTACATTGCACTTTACAGAAATTGAAAGTATTTACCAGGTTATAAGCATTACCAAAAAACGTTAAGCCATGCAAACAGATATAATAAAATTGCCGAAAAACTGTGCGCAACACAAAAAGCACATCATTAAAATGGAAGTACTATTGTTAAATGGCGGTACCCAAGATTGGGAAATGCACCTGCCGCCAATTAGCCAAAATTTTGACCTGTTCAACTATGGCGCCCTTTACATGGAGGCCTTTTTGCTGGATATGCAAAGGCATTATTTGCAGGTACGCAGCTACAAAGCGGAGTTTTTTATTGAAGAAAACGGAGAGCGCACCAGCGCGGGCCGTTGGTACGATGCCCGCCATATACCAGCCGATAAGGTTTATTTACCCTGCGAAAATATTGTAGGCAAGTGGCTGCCATATGGCGAGGCTAGGCGCATAAAACGTGAAAGGGAAACGCCACATTTGGCAATCACTCCATAGGTTACCCATTTAAAAGCAATAGTTTAACCAAAAATACATTTATGGAAAAGCATTCGTTAACAGTGCCGGCCGAAGGAAGCAGCCCCAGCACCATCCGCGATTTATCACCACTGGAGCAGTTATTTGTTGAGTGGATTATTGAGGATGTGAATAAGGCCGTCAACCACCCAAAGCCATAACCCTTTAAAAATATTGCATGGACCGTTTTGAAAAATCAGTTATCAAAGAATTGCGCCGCCTATCTTCTGTGAAGCAAGATGCACAAATTTTAAAGGCCACCGGTGACTTTTTTAACACCATTGCCCCGGCTGATATAATTGGCAGCCTGCTTGCATTGGTACACAGTACGGCCCACCCCGCAAACGGGCAAAGACCATCTGAGGGTTATATTGCCAGCCTTTCATTTGATGTAAATAAGCTCATAGTGTTTATAACCGCATGCTACCAAGGCTACACCGGTAAGCAGTTTTACAGCCGCAGGGGCAACCCTTACACCGATAAGGCTCAGCGGCATTATTTGGCACCGGATGGCAAAGGGTTGGGCTAAGTGCTAATTTTTAACCGGCAAGCATGCGCACTTGCCGGTTTTTCTTTGACATTATTAAAAGTCCCTTTAAAAAGAATAGCCGTTAGTATATTTGTGTACACTCATTGCACTTAAAAAAAATACCATGCAAACACCAACACCGAAAAAAAAAGTAGGCCGCCCCAAAAAGGTAAAGCAACCTGAAACCATGCCCGTAAGGGGAGCCGCTAAAAAACTACCTAGCGGCCTTGAACGTTACACCATTATTTTGCCAGTTGACACCATTGAGGCAATAAAAAACATCTCCTATTGGAGCCGGGCCATGGTAAAAGATATTACTGCGACCGCCTTTGCCGCCCATATTGACAAGTTTAAAGCTGAGCACCCGGAATATGTGCAAGATGGCAAGGTAAAGGCACGTGCGGCCGGAAATTAATGTTTTGAACCCAATTAATGAGTCTTGCAAATGGGTATAGAATTTGTTTTAGAAAAATATTCGGGCATCGGACAGTATTTCGGTTTTTTTTATGCGCCTTCGCCTATTTTAAAAGGTATATTTTACTATTATTACAGTGGCCGCACAAGCAAAAACGAATTTTTATATTTTGAAATTCCGAAAGAATCGGAGGCCGGTAGGTTGTGCTTATTGTTATCAGAAAACACAACGCCTGATTTTCAATATATAACCATATGCAATATAGAGAATCAGTGTAAGCAAGATGCTTTGATTGTCAAAAAAACAGGCATTGAAGCCTATTTAATGTATTGGAATGATTGCCTAAACGATGGGCAAAAGCTAAGTCATTATGGTTATAGTTATGAGGATAAATCAGGAAAGCGTTATGTGCGGCCGTTTGATGGAGGCTTCAGAATGATATTCCATTTTGAAGCTCTTAAAGAGTGGTATCTTCTTCTTCTATCCAAAAGAATTGATGAAATTCAAGCAGAGCCTGGCGGGAGCAAGCAGTCAAAAGAAAATGAAATTCTGAACTGGAAAGGCAGCATTTTGAAAGCCTGCCAAATGTTTCTTGAGGAAAACGCTAGTAACGAAAGCCAAAAAAGCGGTATAACCTTTGACCACGCCAACGAACTGATAAAGTTTCATGCATGGTTAACGAGTGAAATAAGTAGCATTGAACAGCCTTGGAAAAATTATGTAGAAGATTTAATGCTGCCCTTTCTTTTGGAGGCAGAAAAAAAAGCCACAAATGGAACCAGCGAATTTTCAAGTTTGATACGCTGTGCGGCATTTGTTGAACTGTTGTATAAAAAGAAATACATCAAGCAAACAAATACACGCGTAAAAACAATGACCGCATTTTCGAAATGCAAATACCGCATTGATATTGAATCCAGTTTGCATGCAAGTAAAAAAAGCGGCAGGGATAAACACAAGACAGCTACTGTTAAAAACATGCTCCCTTTAATTAGATGCTTTTAGGTAGGTACGTACCAGTACGTACCTAAAATTTTAGATTTTCTAAAACCCTTCGCCAGCCTGCATTTGCAGGCTTTTTTATTGCCAGTACCTATAAAATACGTGCTTTTCCTTTGTATTCTTTTATTTCACTTTTACACTGTTAACGGATAAGCGCTTATTCATTTGAAAAAATGTAAAAACTCTTAACAGTGGAAAAATCAGACCAAATAATAGATTTTCAGCAGGCTTGTGCTATTACAGGCTTTGCGCCGAGCTATATGTACAAACTTACGAGCGCGGGGGTAATACCGTTTTCTAAGCCAAACGGAAAAAAGATATTTTTCGAAAGACAAAAGCTGGAAGCTTGGATACTAAATAATTCGAGCGCAAACACGGCTAATAAACCAAGGAGGCAACATGCCTAAAATCACCCTTTACGAGCTGGATGAATTGCAATTGCAGGCCCTCATTAAAAGGGCCGTTGGCGAGGCTTTACAAGAGCGGGAGCAGCCCGCAGAAGACAAACTATTAACAGTTAAAGAGGCCGCCGCTTTCTTTCAGGTAAGCGCAGGTACCGTAGGCAATTGGGCAGCGGCCGGGCTGATAAATAAAAAGGTAATCGGGGCAAAGGTTAGATACTCCCAAGCCGAACTACATGAAGCTGCAAAAACAATTAGGAAATACAAACCACAATAAAAAAAGCGTCAGCAGCTACCAACTGCCAACGCAAAAAAAATTAAACCGATGAACAAAAATATATCAACTCCAGCGCAAACGCAAATAGATATTGCCGCGCGTCCAATTAGTAAGGCAGACAGGCATATTCAAGCCCGCAACACTTCCCGGCAACACTGGCACGCTTACGAGGCATCCGGGGTGCCTGCTAGTCAATCATCACAAGCTTTGGACATAATCACCAAGCAAGGGCCAATTAATGCCAGGCAAGTATGCAAGCTGCTAGGGCTGGAGCTATCCACCGGCCATAGGGCCATAAATACATTGCTAAAAATGCAACCATCACCCATTAGAATTTTTAAGCGCGATAAATGCCCAGTGACAGGCGTGCGGGTCCAGTTTTATGTAAATGCTGATTACATTGATCCTTCACCCACAAACAAGTAACCATGGAGGGTTATATTCAGTTACACCGGCAATTATTAGAAAGCAAAGTGTTTGCCAATCCTATTACTTTAAAAATATGGGTTTGGTTGCTGTTAAAAGCTGCTTGGAAAGACCGGTTTGTTAACCTGCAAATAGGCAAGGGCTTCACCACTGTTTCGATAAAACGCGGCCAACTGATATTTGGGCGAAACAAAGCCAGTGATGTTTTAGATATTGACGCAAACAATGTTTATAGGCAATTGCAAGCTATGCAGGCGGATAATATGATTTTGATTGAGCCAAACAACCAATATTCAATTATAACTATTTGTAATTATGATAGTTATCAAGAATTAAAGGGAGAAAACGAACAGCAGGTGAACAACCAACGAACAGCAGATGAGCAACCAACGAACAACCAGCGAACAGCAGGTGAACAGCAGGTGAACACAAAGAAAAAGGATAATACTGTTAAAAAAGAAAAAACACTAAATCACTCATTTGATGTTGTTTGGAATTTATACGACAAAAAAACTGGTGATAAGAAAAAGCTTGCTGCAAAGTGGGGGAAATTAACGGATGAGGTACGGCAACAGATTATGCAACACATACCAAAGTATGTTTCTTCCACACCTGATAAGCAATACCGGAAAAACTTTGAAACATATCTCAATAACTGTGCTTGGCAAGACGAAGTTATTACTCCCATTGCAAAGCAACCTAATCCGGCCGTTTCTACTGGTGCCCAGCAAAAACCATTTGTTGACCTTTCAAAATTAGACTAATGCAAATAGCTTATAAAGAATACATGCACTATAACCGGGAAATGGAAACGGCTATAATTGGGGCCTGCATAATCGAATTTGCGGCAATCAGCCGTGTATATGGCATGGTAGAATCTGAGCATTTTTATGAGCCTAAAAACGCTTTTTTGTTTAAATCCCTGCAATGGATGTACCAAAAGGGTTATAGTATTGACCTTTTAACCGTTGTGCAGTTTATCCACACCAAGGGATTAAAAAAATGGGTTGAAATAGCTAACGGGGATGAACTGTGCTATTACTGCACCAAGGCAACCAACATGGTAGTATCCACCGCTAACATAGAAAGCCATGCACTGATTATCAGAGAGCTTTATATAAAAAGGCTAACCCTGCAAATACAGGCTAATGCAGGGGCTGATAATTCGATTGAGGGGGCAATTGAAACTAAAAAGTTACTTGATAAAGCTTTTGAGCTGGGCCATGTGGATGACTGGATGAGCTTTGAGGAGGTTTTGACAAAACGCCTTATCCCACACATGGACAAGGTGAAAGGGATGGAGGTTATCGGCCATAAAACCGGGTTTAGTTCACTGGATAAACACAGCAACATACAGCCAGGCGAATTTGTGATATTAGCAGCCCGCCCGTCAATCGGCAAAACTGCAATTGCTATGAAGATTGCAAAAAATATTGCTTCAACAACTGGCAGTGTAGGTGTAATAAGTTTGGAAACTCAATCCCAACGGCTTGCCGGTAGGATAATGGCCGGGGAAACGCAGTTGGAATATTGGAAGATTTGGAAAAACAGGATGCATGATAATGAGGAAACATTTTTTAACGAGCGAATGAGTAGGCTTTCTTCACTCCCTCTTTACATTTCTGACAAACCAAGTATTTCAGCCATTGACTTAAGAAATGCAGCATGGAAGCTCCGCCGTAAATGCACCGGCCCTATGGTAGTAGTGATTGATTACTTACAATTAATAAGCGCCGATGAAAACGAAAGGGCTAAAACTCGCCAGCAAGAGATAGGGAATATAAGCCGCATGTGCCGGTTAATTACCTTAGATATACCTGAGACCAGCGTATTAGCCCTTTGCCAGCTAAGCAGGGCGGCCGAAACGGACGGTAGTATAAAGCCGCAGCTCAGGCACTTAAGGGAGAGCGGAGACCTTGAACAAGACGCGGATAAAGTTTGGATGTTATACCGCGACCGCGAGAATGAACGTAAATTATTAAACGGGGGCAACAAAGGGCCATACGATGCTAGCCTAATTATTGAAAAAAACAAGGAAGGATGGTGCGGTGAAATTCCCCTTTTATTCAAGCCTGAGCAAATGGATTATTATGAGCCGGGCGAATCCTTACCACTAGGCAGCTGGCAGCCGGTTAAAAATTACTATGAAGTGGAAAAAAATGAAAAACCCTTTTAGCGCCTGTCTAAAAACGGCATAATTTGAAGACTAATATTTTCAAAACCATTAATACAACATTATGAAAACGGTTGAACAAGAAACTAACGATTTGCTGGACATCTTTTGCCCATTGCCTGACAACAGTTTACCAGCGGTTTTTGATGTTTTTCACATAAAAACATTTTTAGAAAGGTATAAGCCAAGCATGACAGGGTTAAGCGAAAACATGCTTGTAGAATGCCTGACAGACCATGGCTATATCGTCAAAAAAGAGAGCGGTCGAAGCTTTGTAAATGTATCGTTTCTTTCTATTTATAACCTATACACTGCCGGCTCGCCTTGTTGTGATGACGAAACTAAAAAATTGATACTTGCAGATAATTCCGATGAACTTACCCTAAAGATAGTTACTGAAAGGTTAAGCCTAATTGAAGGCTCCGATGATGGTTTAACTGTTTTGCATCAAGGTAAATTAGCCCGGCTGTTCTGTTTTAATGGCCAATCCTTCAAAATCAGCTTTGAGGATACACCTGTTAACGTGGAAGCTTTGGGCAATTTGGTAGGCTTGGCCAAAATGCTTTCAGATAACTACGGGTTTAATAAAATTTCTGCCAATATTCCAAAAATAAAAAGCCTGAACACTCTTTGGATAACGGCGGTACAATAATTAAACAAGCATTAAAATCCTTTGGAAATGATCAAAGAAAAAATAAAAAGCGTTGGACGACCGACTAAATACCGGGCTGCGTTTGCTAAACAGGCTTACACGCTTTGTTTGTTGGGCGCAACTGATAAAGTGCTGGCTGAGTTTTTTGATATAAGCGAATCAACGCTTAACGAATGGAAAGAAAAGTACCCGAATTTTCGGAGTAAGGTAAGCGGGGGTAAAATTTATGCCGACGCTCAGGCAGCGGAGGGGCTTTTTAAACGGGCAACGGGCTATAATTACGATGAGGTAACGTTTGAAAAGGTGGATTTTAACGAAGGGGCCAAAGGGGATAACATTAAACAAGAGGCCTTTAAAAAGAAAGTGGTTACCAAACACCTGCCACCTGATGCAGGTGCTGCTTTGAACTGGTTAAAGAATAGGCAAAAGGAATTGTGGAGGGATAAACAGGAAATTGCCTTTGAGTTAATGACAGATGAACAGCTGGACGCGATTGTTTACAAACTCACAAAAAAAGCTTCAAAAAATGAACATGACCAGAGAGGAGAAGATTAAAGCGTTGCAGGCGATTTATCAAGGTAAAGCAGGCATTGAGATTTTAGAAGACAATACGGAACCTGTTTTTACCGTGTGGATTGGCGATGCTAAAACAGGTTATGATTGCAAGGAAAAGGGGATCCATCACACACCCGAGCAGCATGCCATATACTGGGAGCGGGCAAGGCTTGCCGGGCATAAGCTTATAACATTTAAATAGTTAGATACCACGCAAAAAAAATATTGTATGCCAAATAATGAACGCATTGATAGTATTATTGACACCGCCGCCATTAACAAGGAAGTAGCCGCCGTGATAGAGTCGTTAGACGTGTTAAAGCAAAGGATAATTCAAATGGGGAACGGGGAGGGCTTTAAAACAGGTACCGAGGGCATGGCTGCTCTCCGTGCTGAAACAGCAAAAACGGCTGAAAGCTGTAAAAATGTTGCCATGGCCCAAGCCGAAGTAAAAACCGCGCACGACAACGCCACGAGAGCAATAGCCGCGCAATTGGCCACGCTGGGGCAATCCTCCACCCTTTACCAGCAAAACACCCGCAGCATACAGGAGAACGCCGCGCGCCTGGTTGACCTTAAGGTTAGGCAAGGCGAGATTGCCAGCTACATGAAAGAGTATAATGCTGAATTAAAAAGCGGCGCCATTGACATTGACACGTACAACCAGCGGGTTACAAACCTCACCCGCAAAAACGAGCTGCTTAAAACTGAAATATCGCTGATTACCCAAGCTTTTAAAAGCCAAAATAAAGAGGCGTTAGCGGCTGAGGGATCTATTGACAGCATGACACAACGACTTAACCAAATGCGTACCGCCTACAGTGCACTAAGTGCTGCCCAGCGTGAAAGCCCGATGGGCCAACAAATGCTTGCAGACACCAGTGCGTTGCACGGGCAATTGCTTGCGCAAAAAAAATCAATTGGCGACAGTAGCGGCAATGTTGGTAACTACCCCACCGAGGGTATAAGGAATTTCACCCAAGCTTTGGGCATACTGCAGCAGGGCTTGGGTGCCGCCAAAACAGAGCTACAACAATTGCAAGCGGCTGGCCAAGGCGAAAGCGCACAGGCGCAAAAACTTAATCAAGAAATTGGCATGCTCACAACGTTGGTAAATAGCAATGTTAACGGGTTTGCTTCTCTTGCCATGGAATTACGTGCAAACGAAAAAGCCCTGCAAACCCTCGCGCTCACCGGGCAGCAAGATACCGAGATGTTTAAGCAATTGCAGGCGGAAATAGCCAACGCACAAAGGCAGCTGACCATATTCAAAGAAAACGAAAAAATGAACGAAAGCACCGCCCCCGCCTTGCAGGCAATGACCACCGCCGCAAAGGGTTTGGCCGGGGCATATGCTGTGGGCGCAGGTGCTGCCTCCATGTTTGCAGATGGTGATGAAAAGGTGCAAAAGCGGTTAAATAGCTTGATTGCCGTAATGATGGTTTTGCAAGGGCTGGAAGAAATTAACCAGCTGTTGGTAAAAAAGGGTGCGATAGCTCAAATATTCAGTGCGCAAGCGGCAAAGGTTTTAACATTGGCCCAAGAGGCCCAAACGGCCATTTTCGGCAAATCCACCACGGTTAAAAAAGCTGAAGCGGAGGCTAATTTACTACTGGCAAAAACCAATTTGGCAAATGTCACAGCCACCGAAGGGGTTACTGCGGCAGAGGTTGCAGCAAGTGAGGCCGCAGTTGTTGAAGCTGAAAGCCTAGTAGCTGTTGAAGGGGCCGCTTCCGCCGCCACCGTGGCCGTGGAAGGCCTTGAGGCTGCTATTATAGCCACCGGCATAGGTGCGCTTGTTGTAGCGGCTATCTTCCTTATTACAAAGCTTGTTGGTGTTATAATGGATTGGGTGGGGGCAGATGCCAAGCTTGCTAAGCAGCAAAAGGAATTGGCGGAAAACATGGGGGCTTTGCTTGATACCATAAAAAAGCAAGATGATGCATTTGTAGAGGCAGCCCAGAATAAAATAAAACTTCTTGAGGCGCAGGCTGAACAAACAAAGGCGGCCGGCATTACAGAAAGCGCGGGCCTCGCATTAGATAAAAGCATTGCAGAACAAAAAAAGAAGATTTGGCAAGACGTGGCAGCCAATCACGGCCTATCCGTTGACCAAATTAACAAGAACCTTGAAAAGGAAACAAACATTTATGCAAAGGGCCTTTCTGATTTAGAAGCCTTTCAGGAGGCCCACAAGGGCGACACCGGGACCGATAAGGAAGAAGCTGATAAAAAGATTGAGCTTAATGGTAAAATCTTAGAAAACCACCGCAAAGCTATAGATATGCTTAAGTCAATCAGTGAAGGTTATTCCGATGCACAAAAAGAAATTGACGTTAAAAATGCAGAGGCCGCCAAGCTTTCGGCGGATGAATTGCGAGCATACCGGGAGCACTCCATTAAATTGGAAGCGCAAGCAGTTATCGACCATAACAACCTAATTGCCGAAAGTGACAAAGCAACCTTTGCCCAGCGCATTGCCATATCAAAAGCCAACCTGGTGGAACAGCTCAAAATTTTAAAAGCTGAAAACGATGCAAAGCAGCATGACCCTACATTAAGCCATACGGACAAACTGATGGCAGCCGGTGACTATGAAAAAGCCGTTACCAAGGCAAAGGAGGAAGAAGTCGTAAAAAGACAGAAGCTTACAGATGATGAAAACAGGCGCGGCGAGGAGATGCTCACGGAAATGCTAAAATTACAAATTGAGGCGGCAAGCGAAGCCGATAAGCGGATTTTTAATAATACCAGCGAAAGCCTTACCAATAGGCTTGCTGCATACAAAGATTATTACAGCCGCCAAAAAGAACTACTAGACCAAAAATATCGTTTTGATATTGAGCGCGTAAACGGCGATAAAACAAAAGAGCTTTTAATAAACCAGCAGCACGATGCCGCCCTGGTCGCCCTTGCCATCAAGACAAATGACGATATATATAAAATTCAGTCTTCTAAACTATCCACCGATAAGGCCGACGCTTTTTCAAAGATAAATACCGAAGGTGTTAAGGCTGAAACCGAGGAGTTAAAGCGGTTAGATGCCCAATTGCGAGCAGGGAAATTATCAATACAGGAATTTGAAAAGGCTAAGAAAAAATTTGACACCGCTCAAAAAACCAATGAAATTGATAGCCAAATAGCCGCCCTTGAAAAAGAAAAGCAAGGTTATATTGATTTGGCGCAGGCTGCCACCACTGGCGGCGACAAGCAGTCGGCTACAGATGCTAACAAAAATGTTGATGCCATTACCGGGCAGCTTGCGGACCTTGAAAACCGTAAAATTAAAATGCAAGAAGAGGCTGCCACCCGGGAAGCTTTGAAAAAACAAGAAGCTAAGCAAAAGGAAAACGAGCTGGCCAATGAGTCTTTTAACACGGCCGTGAGCATTGCGGATAGCATGTTTGAAAAAAGAAAAATGCAGATTGAAAAAGAGATTGAACTTGTGGAAAAAAAGCGGGATGCTGAGGTTAACGCCATTAACAGCAGCACAATGAACGAACAGCAAAAGCGCTCCGCCCTGCTAATAACTGAAAAACAAGCCGCCGAGCAAAAAGCAGCCTTGCAAAAACAGGCCAAAGAGGAAGATATTAAAAAGGCCAAGTTTGATAAAGCGGCGGCCATTCTTTCCATTGCTGTACACACAGCCGAAGCTATCGCCGGGGCTTTAGCTGCTTTTCCTGAAACAGCAGGTATGCCCTTTACCGCGATTGATGCAGCCATCGGTGCCGTGCAAATTGCCGCTGTGGCAGCCAAACCCATCCCACAATATGCGGATGGTACCGACTTTCACCCGGGCGGCCCTGCCATCGTCGGCGAAGGTGCATTTAGCGAGTTGGTGCAAACGCCGGGCGGCACCTTCATAGCGGATAAAACCATGTTATTGCCTGATTTGGCGGCAGGCTCAAAGGTTACCCCTATCAACGAAAACACCATCAACGACTTGATGAATATTGCCCTCATCCGCAGTATGGCAACCGGCCAAGTTATTCAAACGGATAAGGAATTGCGCAATGAGATAAAAGGGCTTAAAGGGGTGATAAACCAGCAAACCCAAACGCTAAAAGAAGCGTTAAAAGCCCAGCGGCCGCCCACCGTCATAGTAAAAAGCGACTCTTTTAACGACTATATAAGGCGATCCGTGAAAGAGTAGGTTAAAGGTGGATGAAGTTATTAAGCAGGCCGATGCCCAAAGTGGTATTGGCCTGCTTTTTCGTGTATTGGTATTGTACAAGGGTAAAAACTAGGTAGTTACTGGTATGCAAAAACGTTTCCCAATCGTTGGTGGCCGCCTCTTGCGCCGTACTCATGGTTAGCTGCCTGGCATATAATGACGTGTCACTATTCAGTATGTTATCATCCTTTTTAAGCATGTTGTAAGTATCTTTCAAAAGTCGGCCCTGCACATCTTTTTTAAATTCATCATTGCAACGTTGCTTTGATGGGTTGCTGAAAAGTAGGATAACCAACAAGGCGGCTATGCCCACCAATGCCCATTTTAGTTTCATGGCTGTAAAGTTTCCCAGTAAGGTAACGACTGTTTTTCAGAAATGCAAACCACTTTGCTGCCCGCAATTGAAGGAGTAAATAAATTATTTACTTTTTCCTAAACCGATGGCATTTTCAAGAGGATTAAGAATCTGTAAAAACTTTGGTGTTTTTCAAATAAGTACACCTTACGGTACACCTGACAAAAGCAAAAAACCTCTAACAAATTGCTTATCAATCTATTAGAGGTTAATTATAGTGGTCCTGACAGGAACGTAACCTATTGCAGCAGGTTATTTTCATTTGCAAAATAAATTTATAAAATACCTTGATTATCAATGCAATTATATTTCAATTTGTATTAAACCTTCATAACCAGTTATAAAAATAAGTACACCTTAGAGTACACCCAATTAATATTAGTTGTAAATTGCATGTAGCACAATAAATCAAACGCAACATGCCACGCAACACCGGTAAACCATACTTTTACCTGAAGCCATCCCCCAAGGATAAAAAGCCATCAAGCGACACCACCCAGCTAATTATGATGCTTTTTAAGTACAATAGCTATCGGCTTGTTTATTCCACTGGGGAACGGGTTGCCGCTGGCCGCTGGAATGCCAAGGAAAAAACCGTCATAGGTAAAACCGACACCGTAAAGCTGCTTAACGCCCGGCTAAAGAATATGAAGGATTTTTGCTTTGCGGAGTATGAAAAAATTAAGACGGCCACCAATAAGGCCCCTTTGCCCGACGACCTTAGAAATGCACTTGATATTGAATTTAAAGCAAAGCCGCAAGCCATCGACGCGCCTGGGCTGTTTGACCTTATAGAACGGTTTACAAAGGGCGAAATAAAATCAAAGGGCAAGGCCAAGGCCAAGGCAACACTAACCGGCTATGCAGTTACCTTGAAGCACCTGAGGGACTATCAAGCGGAGTATAGGAAAACCAGCGGCAACCAAAAGTTTAATATTGATTTTGATACGATCACCCTTGATTTTTATTACAAATTTATTAGCTATCTGGAAAGCCAAGGCAACAAGCCCAACACTATAGGCAATAGGATTAAGCACCTAAAAACGATAATGGGGGAGGCTGTAGACCTTGGCCTTACCAATAATCTGCAATTCCGCAGCCGCAAGTTTATCAAGCCTGAAACTGACACGGACGGGGTTTATTTGACCGCAGCGGAAATAATGGCATTGCACAAGCTTGACTTATCCGAAAAAAAGAAGTTGCTGCAAGTGCGCGACCTATTTTTGGTGGGGTGCTGTACCGGCTTACGTTTTGGCGACTACAGCAATATAAAGCCTGAAAACATTGTACTGGATGAAGGAGATTGTTTTATTAAAATAAGGACGCAAAAAACGGGCGAACTGGTTATCATACCCTGCAACCCTATTATTATTGACATTTTGCGCCGGTATGAGAACACCCCCGGCAGGTTGCCAAAAACCATGTCAAACCAAAAGTTTAACGATTACGTGAAAGAGGTTTGTAAGGAGGCTAATTTAACGGAGACTGGCAGGCTTTCCACCGATATGAAAAAGGCAATGTATGAATGTGTAAGCAGCCACACGGCCCGCCGCAGCTTCGCCACCAACCTTTACTTGGAGGGCTTCCCTACTTACGAAATAATGAAAATTACCGGCCACAAAACAGAAAAGTCTTTTTTGAAGTACATAAAGGTGAGCAAGCTGGATGCCGCCCGCCGCCTGAGTGAACACATCAAAAAGAACTGGAGCGCGAAGATTTTAAAGGTGGCGTAAACTCATTCAATCAACAAATGATATTATTTATCCCCTGAATAATGGTTTTTTATTTCCTGAAATTCATCCAATACCATTTCGATATTTTTATTACCTCCTTCTAAAATTAAACTAAGATATTCCTTGTCGGTGACAATGTCCTCCCCGTCAACTATTTCATGAATGTCAATCTCTTCATTGTACTTTTTAAAAGAAAATTTTCCCGAAGCGTGCCCAAACCATAAATCAAACCTTTTGGCTCGTTTTAATTTTTTATCCTGGCCCCAATCATCGCTGCAATGGAAAATCAAAATACAATCATTGCCCTCACTCTCATAAAACTCGGTAATTATATTAATTACCGTGTTCATAACC